CTCAGAGGGAAAAGGCTAACAGAGGCCTTTTCTTTTGTGATACTAGGAGTAATACTCCAGGTATCCATCCGTCATGTTGTTCTTCTGTTATTGAAGACCTACAGTTCTCAAAAAGTCCACATCGGTTAAAATGTGAACATTTTTAATATACTGTAAATCTTGACGAATGCAGTCAATTGTGTCTGGCCACTTGACTGAAAGCTGAAACCCCGCGTGTCTGAGAGATATTAACTTCTCACGACTACGGACGTAACTACGCGCTATTTGAGCTAAAGTTAGCAAAGGCGTTTTATCAGTTACGTTGTCGGGTACCGTATAATAATAGTTGTCTGCCCATATCATGGCCTTATCGGTTATTAACTGAAAAAGGCTTTGGGACTTAAGTTCGCTATTAGAAGACGGCACTAGACCGATCGGTTTCTCGAATGATAACTCGGTTAGGTTACCATCCTCATCACGGGAAATAGTCAAATGACTTATCCTAGAGGCAGCTCTGTCGATCATATCACAGAGTATATTCTGGGATTCCTCCGACCTACTCCAGAAGGAGCGGGACTTGGACAATAACGCGGAAAATTCCACGGGGTTGTTACGGAATCCTCGAATAACATGGTAAGCTCTGATCACATGCATAGGAGTTCTTTGTATAGCATACTCGAACCCTTTTGGATGTGGCCAGCCCAAACCTCCTAGTTCTTCTGGGAAGTAAACGGGCAAACCATATTTTATCATTCTTAGTCTAATGTCACTCGACGTTATAAAAGCCATCGATAGTAATGGTGATCTCAAATGAGGATCCATTTCTAAGGTCGCTGTAGTCAGGATGGACCCAATTTGAGCCCATTCATTCTTTCTGTCCTTTGTATCATAAGACGATCTCACGTTGGCAAATGCCCTCAGTGATCCGACATGTAGATACTTGACAGTACCTGACTGCACGACGGCCAACTTCTCTCCAATAAGAAGAAAAGATCCCTCCTCGAAAAGCTGCACATAGTGCTTGCCTTCAGAGGTTTTTCCACCTGTAAGTTCAAGTAAATACTTGTATAATCTTGAGGTTACTAAGGGACAAATGGCCGCTAAATCGTCGCCCATAATAGCACATAACTCGTTAAAGTGTTTGTCTATAATGGTTCTTGATAATCTAGATCTAGGAAATTCCAGAAATAGATGTATCATAAAATTGACATTAGATCTAATCCTACATTCTTCCTCTTCCTTGAGAATTCTCTGGGAATTGAGAAGAATAAGCAGCTTATAGAAGCAATGCTCAGAAAAGACAATCTTCGTAAGGGCCCAAGCTAATCTAAATAAAGTATAATTATACAAATTTAGATGAAACCAGCTTGGTGCAGTCCCCATAAGATTTCCTCTGAACGATGTTATGCAGGTTGATCTCATATAGTTGGTATATTCCAACTTCTGAGGACCAGAAAGACTTCTCCAAGCCGCCCAATTCGGGTTATTGGATTGTCTAACAGTCATAATCGACTCCATAGTATCGTTCGCGCCTTCAACAACGTTAAAAGGCAGGAAATCCGTTGCGCTTTTGAGGTCAGATGACATCATGACCCATGGTGCATAATATTTAGCGGAGTCACCTTTAGTCCAATCGACATTAGGTAACTGATCGAACCACTTTTCCACGCCGTCAGGCATAATCGCCCACTTTGTTGGAATTGCGGTAAGAACCGTTTTATATAATACACCTCGCACAACGTGTGCCAAAGACTGTATCTTGGCAGAAGAAGTAGAAACAACTCTGACTTTAAAGCCACCTCTATCAGGAACACATATAATTTTATTACCAGGTTCAATGATCCTGGGAAATTTATATTTGTGTATATCCCAACAAGGGGCATCCGGCCATAAGTCTTCAATGATCGCATCAGCTATTGCGGATTTCCGTGTAGCCACTTGATCAACGGTGGAGAAATTTCTACCACCACTTCTATGCCATGCAACAGATTTAATTTCTGAGCGCATACCACCTTCCTTTATTCCTCTTTCATAGCAAGAAGAAGCAGATGCCTCGAATCCGACGGCGTCTATTCCTTCAAATTGTTCTTCATGTAAATCATTACGAATGAACTCATTTAAGCTTTTGACAATGTTGTCTGGTGCTTGAAATTCACTTGTATAGATCTTGAAGTGATCGAGGACAGCCTTCTCAGCCTCATCATCCCCACCTGGGGGTGTAGCTCTCGCAAAACGAGAAAAAGTCAGAAGATTCCGACTGCTAGAGGCTTTCGCAGATATAGATCCGCGAAAGAAAAGACTAGGCTTAAACTTTCCATCTTCGAAAAAAGGAAAATTATAGCATAATTTTGGGTGGTCTTCGAATTGAGATGGAGAACTTAAATATCTAAGCCAAGCGGCAAAAAGTTTTAAGTT